GTCTCCAGGAACTTCACTCGCTCATTGACTGCTTGAAATTGTACCAGCTGCGGATACTTGTCACCGATTGAGAGCACGAACTCTCTGATGTTCATCTTGTCACTCACTTGTTTGGCTTCACCAAGGTGGTGAATGGTGCCTTTTGCTTTTAGCTCTTCCATTTTATTTGTTATTTAGTTGTTCGTAATATTCATGATATAGATCGGATGCTTCTTTGAGGCGAGCAACCATCTTAGCCTCGATGTCCTCATCTCTGTCGTACCAGAGAGCTGTGATTCGCTTCTCAGGATTGATATGGTCAACTCTATGGAGCTGAAGATTCTCATATTCGTTGAGGAATTCATCCCAGGTGGTCACCATGCAGTAGATGAGCTCGGCACATGGCTTGTCATAAAGCATCATGTATGCTCGGAGCTGCCATTCATAGAGTGGGTTGACTGCATCTTCCACAAGTGCTGGGAATGTATCCAGGGACCACGATGTCTTGACATCAATGACTCGCTGCTCGATGACGATATCAGCTGTGCCGATGAGATAGTCATTCTCGATGGTGATATCATTCTTGACATAGTCAGTGAATCTCACCGAGTTGATGAGGTTGATTGACTCCAGCTCTTGCTCTCTACCCTTCCAGATGTATTTGTTGTTGAGTTCTGTGGTGTAGTTATAAAAGTCTTGCTTCGCACATTCCTTGATATAGCTCTTGGCTGTTTCTCCCATGCTGTCCTTGGCTCTGCCATTGGTCATCAGCTTACCGATTTGCGATGGATGCCATTTCATAGTGCAAGCATTTTGGATTGAGCTTCAGTGAGCGAGTAGTTGAGCTTCAATTGCTCTGCTGTGTACTTGCCAGCTTCGATTGATTCGAGTGCTTTCTTGAATCGGTTGTCATCGATTGCAGGCTTTGATGCTGCACCTTGAGATGCTGTGTTTCCATCATCGTCCACGGCTTGAAGTGAGAGCAGTGACTGCAAAGTACCTCTACGGAAGTAAGTGACGGCAGCGAGCACCTTTTGTGGGTCTGTGATGACTGGAAGGCTCATGAATGACTCGATGACCTCACCAGAATCGATGTCGATGATACGAGTCACCACATCATTTCCCACCACTGGCTGCAAGAGTAGCAGTCCATGCTCGTGGAGGATTGGCTCCACCGTTGTGAGCAGCGCATTGATGTCAGCATAGCTCTTTTTGAAATGTGGATTCGTTGCATTCTTTGCAACCTTTCCGATTTGCTGCTTGGCAGCGTGTAATTTTTGCCAAATGTTCATTGGCTCTGCTTTTTTTGTAGTCATAATATATTTGTTTTGAGTCGTAAATATACGCATTTATTTGATTGATTCGCAAAACTGCTCATAAAATTGCAAAAATCCTTCAAAATCTCGTGCAATAATGTACACACCACCAGCTTCCTCGATGGCTTTCTGGTATGCTTTCTGTGCATCAGACTGTCTATCCTTGCCATACTTTACCTCAATCTTGACAGACCTCCCCTTGATCGTTGCGGAGATATCTGCCGAGCCTGGTGTGCCGGTGCCCTTGGTCCACTGCCCACCGATGGCGACTCCATCAGTGCGGTATTTCTTTCGATAGACTCCCATCGTGTTGATTCGCTCCGCTTGACATCCATTGAACTGAAGGAATGCGATGATTGATTTGGTCAGTGCGTTTGCGCTGTTGTCATTCCATTGGTCCAGTGCAATGTTTTGAGGTGGAATGGTTGGATATTTCTCCATCTTGTGCTTCAGCTGAAGGTCCTTGAGGAGTTGTCGGTGTTGTCTTGTCATTGCTTTGCTTTTTCGTTAAGTTCATCCCAAATATCATCAGATTCTGGAGTCGGTTTGGGAGTTCCCGATTCGAGAAGGAAGTATCTGCCGTTGTGATTGCGCCCTTTGGTGACGTTGTAGCCTTTATAATCAGCATACGATTGCACCCATTTGAGGAATCTGCGTGGCTCGAGCTCTTTGAATGAGGTGAATTCTGATGTGAATTCTTGAATCTTGGTGCCGTTGTAGTGATACACATCGAGAGCGAGGTTTCCTTCCTCCACCCAATCAAAGAAGTCCTTGCACGTTGACTGGATGAGTCGCTTGGCATCTGCGTTGATGCTGATGGCTTTCATCAATCCATTTGTCAGGTACTTTTGTAGGTTCTTGACCATGTAATTGTCGAACTTCAACCAATCTTCATCACCCCATGAGTCAAATAATAGTCGACCATACTCATCGAGTGGGCTGCGCTTGCTATGAAAGTACTGATAGAACTCCAGCTCATGCCTTCTGCGATCATGAGAAGAGCCTGCACCACTGATGACATAGTTGGTTGTGATGACAATCTTTGGTGAGCGGTTGAATGGAATGAATATCTCATCCTTGTTTTTGCGGTTGACGGTGATTCCCTCGGTGATGAGGCTGAATAGCTGCTCGAAGTCGAATGCTTTGCGCACGTCATCGAATGCCAGAATCTGTGTATCAAGGTTGACTCGCTGATAAACAAAATCAGACTTGGATGGATTGAATGACTTGCCATCTATCTTGACCACTCTGCGCAGATTGCCGAGTGCTGCCAACATCAGTGACTTTCCTGACCCTCCATTTGGGTTGTCATCGATTTCTTGGTCATTGAAGATGATTGCTTTCTGGTCAGTTTTATCTTTGAAGGTGTGCATCAAGTAGCCGAGTGTTGTCTCCAGTGCATCGACTCTGCCGCTGTCATCTGCTGAGACCTTGCTAACGAAATCTTGAAAGTCATTGGTGCAGTCATCCAGTAGAGTGAAATCTCGCTCGATGATTTGATTCTCCCAGATGTAGCCATCCACATCGATATAACTCTTGAGCTCCACTTTGCTCTTGGATATCTTGGCAACACCATTCTTGAATGGAATATAAGACGCATCCTTGCTATCCTGGAGCATCAGTATATTGATGCTGTCAATCATATTGATGAAGTTCTCATTGAAGAGGAATGCATTCCTGGAGCAGTAGTTCCAGACATCCATTTCACCCTTGCTCTGTAGATAGTTCAGCACAAAGTCCTTGATTTGTTCTGCTGATGATATTCGGACCTTGTTCTCTTTAACTCTTACAAAGGTTGGCTTCTCAGCATTCTCCGGATAGTATTTATTGAATCCGTTCTTGACCAAGAATTCAGCGTAGTTGGATGGCTGAATTGTTATCTTTCCATTCTCATTGACTGACCAGAAGATATCATCACCGGTTTGAATCTCTTTCTTGATATCCTCAATGACATCCTCTCGCACATTCAACTGCTTCTTGATATCATCGTCAGGGATGCCGCTCTTGAGCTTCTGACGCACTCTCTGGAAGGTATCTTTATCCTCAAAGTATTTGATGCCGTAGGTGGCTTTTTTGTAAGCCGAGCGAATGGTTGTGACCATCTCTTGCTCGCTGAAGCTGGAGCCTTGAGCATACTTGGTCCAGATGTATTGCTCTGCTGTATCCTTGCTGATGCCATACTCGCAGAGTACAGCTGCCAATTTGAACACAAATTCATTGCGGCTGCCTTCCTCGAATTGACATCCATGGTCAAATCGCTCAATCAAGCTGATGATTTTGTCCTCATCGGATAGGATGCAGATGGGAGTGCGCTCGGTGTAGCTGAATCCTTGGTCTTGCTCGATGCCTTCAAACACCTGGCAGAACTCATTGAAGTAGATGTCAGGGTCATAGGATTCGAAGCACACCCGGCTGACGTTGCTGTTCTTGGTGTCGAAGTATTCGCTGTCGAAGTACTTGCCGAATGCTGTGAATCTGCGCTTGTGCTCGACCTTATCTGATTTCGGTATTCTGATGACAGCTTTCAAGCCATTTCCAGATGGCGATGTGAATACCATCATCACATGGGGGTCAGCAATCAGCCGCTTCCTTTCCTCCATCATTAGCTTCTTTGTTGGATATTGGTCGAAGTCCAGGATGCATAGACCAGAATGCTCAACCAAGCTGCTGTCATTTCGCTCGGTGAAGGTACCATTGAACATGATGGCATTCAGTGACGACTTGAGTCGGTCATGCTCGGGGTCAGCCTTCTCAAG